GGTAAATCTATTGCAGAAGTCGGACGTGCAAAAGCACCTTCAAGTGAATCTAAATCTGCTGCTGAAAAAGCAAAAGAAGAAGGTGATCCAAGAAACATGAAGTCGGGTGGATTGGCTTCACGTAAAAAGAAAAAGTAATAATCCACAATTAGACTGGCCTACCCATCCCCCTACCAACAGGCTACGGTGGCCCCAGTAAGGAAGACGTAATGTCAGAAAATATGGAAGTAATGTCCTCAGAAGTTGAGGCACCAAAGAAAGTAGCGTTTGCAAATAAAAAGTATTCAAATGCAGAACGACTCAAACGTGAAGAAGAAGAACTAGAACGTTTGATTGCAGAACAAAAAGGTGAAGTACAAGAGGCCGAAGAACCGCAAGAAGCTGAACCTGCAAACGCAGAAGAACGTAGTTTTAAAAAGCGTTATGGTGATCTACGCCGACACCAACAAGCAAAAGAAAAAGAATACGAAGATCGTATTAAAGCACTTGAGCAACAGCTTAACCAAGCAACTAAACAAGAAATCCGACTACCTAAGTCAGACGAAGATATTGAAGCTTGGGCAACAAAGTATCCAGACGTTGCAGCTATTGTAGAAACTATTGCAATTAAAAAAGCAAAAGAACAAGCAGCAGAACTGGAAGATCGTGTACGTGCAGTTGATGAAATGCGTGAGACTGCAGCACGAGAAAAAGCTGAAGCAGAACTAATGCGGTTACATCCAGACTTTGATGAAATCCGTGATAGTGATGAATTTCACGATTGGGCAGAGCAACAACCTAAATGGGTACAAGATGCTTTGTATGACAATGACAATGATGCAAAGTCTGCTGCTCGTGCGATTGATCTTTATAAAGCAGATATGGGCATTAAGACTAAAAAGTCTAGTAGCTCAAAAGATGCTGCTCGTTCTGTAAATACACGGAACCAGCGCAGTGCTCCTAGTTCAGAAAGTAACAATGGGGCAATTCGAGAGTCCGATGTTCAAAAGATGTCGGCTGCTGAGTACGAAAAGTATTCCGATGAAATTATGGAAGCTATCCGTACTGGCAAATTTATTTACGATTTATCTGGTTCAGCCCGATAAAAAGTATTGACATTATAGTTGTATATGATATAACTATATATGTATAGTTTGTGTACTAGCCCTCTTTATGACTACGTTAGTACACAATCAAACATTTTCAGCAAACAAAATATGACTTTACGGATTACCTAATACGTATGGCCCATGTACTGCAGATAGTATAACTGATCATTATACGCTGCAAAGTATATGCACCCATAAACGGTTAGCCTCTATAATAAGTATAATGAGTTTGCATCTGTAAATCTAATGCTAAGGAGAATTATTATGGCATTCGGATCGGTATCGGGTTATGGTAACCTGCCAAACGGCAACTTCTCACCCGTAATCTACAGTAAACAGGTGCAACTTGCATTCCGCAAAGCATCTATTACTGACGCAATCACAAACAATGACTATTTCGGTGAAATCGCAAACATGGGTGACACCGTTAAAATCATTAAAGAACCTGAGATTTCAGTTTCGTCTTATCTACGTGGCACCACAATCTCGCCACAAGACATCACAGACGCTGACTTCTCTCTAGTCGTAGACAAAGCAAACTACTTTGCATTTAAAGTCGATGACATTGAAGAAGCACACTCACACGTCAACTTCCAAAGCTTGGCATCTGATCGTGCGGCTTATCGTTTGGCAGACCAGTATGACCAAGAAGTTCTTGGCTACCTGTCAGGCTACAAGCAATCTGCATTGCATGGTTCTGCGGACACTGTTAACGACACTGTTAATGGTACTAAAGCAAACACATCTGCAGGTAACGACGAACTGTTGGCAGCTAACAAGCTGAACAAAGGTGACTTTGGTAACATCACTACAACTGGTGCTGACGACCACTCAATCCCTGTTGCTGCTCGTTTGCCTGGTGCTACTGCACTTCCAACAGCTTACGTTTCACCAGCTATGTTGGTATCTCGTATGGCTCGTTTGTTGGACGCACAAAACGTACCAACAACAGGTCGTTGGATCGTAATCGACCCAGTGATGATGGAAGTATTGCGTGACGAAGACAGTCGCTTGTTGAACGCCGATTTCGGTGGTTCAGGAATGCAAAACGGCTTGGTTCTGAACAACTTCCACGGCTTCCGTGTACACGTTTCCAACAACTTGCCATCAGTTGGTACTGGTGCTGCTACCACAGGTACAGCCAACCAGAACACTAACTATGGTGTTATCGTTGCTGGTCATGATTCTGCTGCTGCAACTGCAGAGCAAATCAACAAGACTGAAACATACCGTGACCCAGATTCATTTGCTGACATCGTTCGTGGTATGCACCTATACGGTCGCAAAATCCTACGCCCTGAAGCGTTGGTTACTGCTAAGTACAACTTGGCATAATTTTAATAAAGGAGGGGGCTGCTTAACTGCGGCCCTCTTATTCACATGATATACATAAGTAGTGATGATCAGATAGCCTATTACCACGCACCTAAGAATGGTTCTCGTACCATGCTAGGTTATCTTGCCCTCATTAAAGACCCCACATTATTTGAAGAGCATCCAGAATACTTTCATCCTGTTAATAATGAAGTATATCCTGAACTTAGAAATAGATCACAAAGATTAGGTAAGCACGATTTTAATCCAGAAGATGTTCCAGTTGTAGATAATCCAATTAGAATTGTAGTTAAACGTGATCCTGTAAAAAGATTTGTAAGTGGGTATACAAACAGAGTTTTGCACCACAATAAAATGCGAAACAAACCTAGCTTTGATGACTTTGTAAAAAACTTTAATAAGTATCATGCTACATATTCTGATATACAAACACACTTTAAACC